GTGATAATTACGATGCTGCTTTTGTTACTGCCTTGGCAGGAACTATGGCTGTATCTGCACCAACGGGTTCACCAACAAATGGTCAAAAATTACTTATAAGAATTAAAGATAACGGCACAGTCAGGTCAATTTCATGGACAATTTCATCTGGTGGTTGGAGACCGGTTGCTACTGTTCTACCAACAGTTACTATTGCTAACAAAACACTTTACATTGGTGCAATATATAATACTGAAGAAACATATTGGGATGTAATTGCGGTTGCACAACAAGCTTAATAGGAGAAAATATGATTATTCCATTTGAAATCACACAAAACAAATATACATTACGAGATGCTTTACATCTTGATGATGACCACACATTTACTGAAGTGGAAATTGAACAGATGAAACAAGCTCGTTTCGATAACTGGTACACAATCATCACAACACCAGTAGAGAATCCAAATCCTGAGATACCGGCAGAAGATGTACCATCAGATATTACTCCAGTTTAATAAATGGCAATTTCATTTGTAGCGGCCGGCGCAGTAGCAACAGGAGCTAATCCAACGGTAGATGTACCTGCAGGCTACACAAAAGATGATTTTTTAATTCTTACTGTAACAAACGGTACAACAACTCCAAATACACCATCTGGTTGGACTCAGATAAGCGCTCAAGGTGCTGGGCAATATATAACCACATTCTATAAATTTGCTGATTCAAATGAAGGTTCTGTTACATTATCTAACTCAGCATCTACAACTACAAAAGCGGTAATAACCGCTTATAGAGGTGTTGGTTTGTTTGATGTTGTAAGTTCATATACAACATCCGCTACAACAACGGTTGCTACAGCATCACAAACTACACTTTTACCTAACGACTATGTAATAAGCATTTATTCAAATGCTAGCGGAGCAGCACGTACATGGACAGCCCCAGCCTCTACAACAACTCGTGTTAACTCTGCAACAACAACAAACGTTCGTGGTTTGTTAATAGTTGACGAAGTAAAAGCAACGGCAGGTGCAACAACTACTAGAACTGCTACAATTGGTGGTGCTTCAAATTTATCAGCCGTATCCATTTCAATTCGTGAGCCACAGACTTTATATTGGAGAGGCGGTGGTACGCAGACATGGAGCACAACTAATAAAGCCCCTTGGTCATTAACATCAGGCGGTACAGGTGGTGTTGCAGCTCCAAACGAACTTGATAATGTAATATTTAACACACTTTCAAATACTGGCACTACTGCTTTTACAGTTACATTATCTGGCGCTATTTGTAATAATTTTACTATTGATCCAGCAAACCCTATAGACGCTGCCATGACTATAGCGGGTGGTACCTCTTCGTTGTTTATTTACGGTAGTATAAATTGGTCTGGGGATAATGGCACATTACTTTGGTCAGGCACACCCACAATTACTTTTGGAGCTACTGTTACAGGGAAAACACTTCATTGGGGATCTACTGGTCCGGCAGGTTCTGTGATATTCGATGGTATAGGAGGTGGCTGGACTTTCTTATCCAACTTCACTAATTTTTCTGCGACAGTAACATTAACAAACGGTAGTTTGGCGTTAAGTACGTTTGGGATTTTTTGTACAACCTTTGCATCCAATAATTCCAATGTAAGAACAATGGATTTTGGCACTGGATATATTGGAGTTTATCCGTCAGTATCCGGTACAAATATTGATTTTGGCACAACTACTAACTTAACAGTAGCTGGTAGAGCAACATTTCAAATAGGACCAAGTGGTGTAGGCATTACAACGACAATCACATCAGGTGCGTTTCCGGAGGCAAACTCACCTAATTTGCAACTGTTTACTAACAATTCAACCTATGTTCTTAATGGAAGTTTTAACAATATAGATTGGTATACAGGAAATTCTGGCACACCAACGGTTTCGAATACACCTATTACTATCTATGGATCGTTAGCAAATTTCACTGGCTACGCAACACTTGCTGCGGGATCTAACGCTTGGACTTTTGCGGCAACATCTGGTACTAAAACTATTTCTACTGGTGGGACAACATTAGATTTTCCCATAACATTCAACGGTGTTGGTGGAACATGGCAACTTCAAAATGCTTTAACTGTAGGTACAACTAGAACAGTTACTTTAACTAACGGAACACTAAGTCTTAACAACTTTAATTTAACTTGTGGATCATTTTCATCTAATAACTCTAATACGAGATCAATAGCTTTTGGAACAGGACAAATTTACTTAACAGGTACTAACGTAACTGTTCTTGCTATGGGTACTGTAACAAATTATACATACACAGGCACTCCTGTTTTTAATGCAACTAATGCTGGTACGGCAGGACAAACTAGAACAATTAGTTTTGGTGGTACAGGTGGAAATGAAACAAATGCACCAAATATAAATGTAACAGCAGGAACAGATACTATTGATTTATCTACTGGTTTCTATGATAATTTAAATTTTACAGGTTTTAGTGGAACTTTAACTAATAATATAATTACTGTTTATGGCAATTATACTATTTCAAGTGGAATGACATTAACGGCCGGCACAAATACCACAACATTTTCCGCAACTAGCGGCACACAAGATATTACTACCAATAGTAAAACTCTTGATTTTCCTGTTACATTTAATGGTGTTGGTGGAACATTTAGATTAATTGGTTCGTTAACAGTAGGTTCAACCAGAACAGTTACACTAACCAATGGTGCATTAAATCTTAATAATAATAATTTTACCTGTGGTTTCTTTTCTTCAAACAACTCCAACACTCGGTCAATTGCGTTTGGTACCGGACAATTTTATTTGACTGGTTTCAACAACGTTTCACTAGCAATGAACGTGGTAACTGGGTATTCTTATACAGGAACACCAGTATTTAATCTGACATACTCTGGCTCCACCGGAACTAGAAACATAATTTTTGGAACAACTGGCGGAAATGAAACAAATTCACCAACGGTGAACGTAACTGCTGGAACAGATCCAATAACATTTGGTGCTGGCTCTTTTTTAGATTTAAACTTTACTGGATATAGCGGCACAATAAGCAACGCACAGTTAACAATTTATGGAAATTTAACAATATCAACGGGAATGTCATTAACCGCAGGTACTGGTGCTTGGACATTTGCTTCAACATCTGGCACAGATACTATTACTTCCAACGGTAAAACATTTGATTTTCCTGTTACATTTAATGGTGTTGGTGGTACTTGGCAATTAATTGGTTCATTAACTGTAGGTACAACTAGAACTGTTACATTAACCGTAGGAACACTTAATTTAAATAACAATAATTTTACTTGCGGAATATTCAGTTCTTCAGGTAGTGGTGTTAGAACAGTAACATCAGGCACAGGTCAATTTTATATTACTGGAAATGCTAATACTGTATGGACCACAGGTACACCAACCAATTTAACATTCACTACTGTACCCACGGTTAACCTTACATATGTTGGATCAACCGGTTCAAGAACAATCAACAACGCAAGTGCCGGTGGAGATAAAAGCCACGCTATTAATTTAAATGTTACTGCGGGTACAGATGTCGTAACTTGTGGTGCCACTACTATATTTAATAACGTTAACTTTACTGGATATGCTGGCCCAGCAACAGTTGCTGGTATTATATATGGTGATTTTGTATTTTCTTCTGGAATGACTAACACAAATGCAAACGCTTTAGTTTTTCCCAACTGGTTACCAGTTACACAAAACGTAACTTCAAATGGTATTACAGCTAATAACTCAGTTGGACTAGGTTATAGTGTTGTAACAACTGGCGCTTCTGGTGATGGTACAACTGCCACAATAACTTTTGCAACTCAAGGAATCAATTTTTATCCTGTTGGTTCTACTATTGAAATTGTTGGTGTAACTCCTACCGGATATAATGGAACATATACAGTAACGTCCTCCACACTTTCATCAGTATCTTTTTTAAATGCAACTACGGGATCACAAACGGTTGCCGGAAGAGTTGGAACTGGAACAGCATCAACAGTTAAACTTCAAGATGCTCTTACTTTAGAAACCACCACAATTGCCCGAACTTTAACTATAGGCAATGGCACTTTAGACTTAAATAATTTTAATGTAACTTGTTATTCTGTTAACGGTAACTTTTTACATACACGAGCTATTGCTTTTGGTACAGGACAAATTTTTGTAACTGGTAATAATACAAACGTTTGGAACTTTAACAATGCAACAGGATATACACTTACTGGTAATCCAAGAGTTGTATCTACTTATTCTGGCTCGGTTGGTACAAGAACATTCAGTAGTGGTGGTGCTGGTGGGGGTACTGAAACAAATGCAGTTTCTATTCAGGTAACTGGCGGTTCGGACATATTAAACATTGGTAACCCATTCGGCGCCAGAGACCTAGACCTTTCTGGATTCACAGGAACAGTAAGCAATTTAAATAAAGTTATTTACGGAAATTTGACTTTATCACCCACTTTAACTTGGCTTGGTGGTACAGGATTTTTATATTTTCAAGGTAGTGGAATATATGGACAACAACAAATAACAACTGCTAGCATAACGATAGATAACACCGTTAACTTTTTCACTGGCGGTGGCTCATATAAACTATTAGATAACTTGACGGTTGGTTCAACTCGACAAACTTTTTTAACTGCCGGAGCATTAGATTTAAATGATAAGACATTATCTACTGGATTGCTTTCATCATCAAACTCAAATCTTCGTTCTATTGCATTTGGCACCGGAAAAATAGTTATAACTGGATCTGCTGGTGGCGTATTCAATGCGGATACAGGAACTAACCTAAGTTACACAGGAACCGGAAGAATTGAATATAATTACAACGGTTCAACAGGCACTCGTACAATCACCGGTTCAACAACTGCAACAGGTACAATAAACAATGCTTTTAACCACTACATATTAGCGGGTTCAGATACATTAAGTGTAGTATCGGCAAGAAGATATGGCACCATAGATTTTACTGGTTTTTCTGGAGTTTTGTCTAGTTTTGGTACAACTGCTGTAAGTTTTTATGGTGACTTGACATTTTCTCCAACCATGACATTTGCTACATGGTCTACTGGTGGTTTTAACTCTGTAGGAACAAGTGGCATTCAAAAAATTACATCCAATGGTGCGACAACAGTAGCTGCTCCACTAGTTTGTAATGGTACATCCACAGTACAATTACAGGATGCATATACGTCATTAAATTATATATCTTTAAATTTAGGCACATTGGATTTAAATTCAAAAACAACAACAATTACAGCGTTTCAATCTAACTTTAGTACCGTAAGAACTCTTGCGTTTGGCTCTGGACCATGTGATGTTTATATAACAGGTTCAAATTCTACTGTCTGGGGAGTTGGTACAATTCCCAACATGACAATCACCGGAGCAACAACCGCAACTGTCTATTTAAACTACAATGGTTCAACTGGAACTCGTACTGTTCAAACTGGAGGATTTACAGAAAATTCTTCACCAAACTTCAGCATCACTGCTGGTACGGATACCTTTACTACTACGGCCGCATTTAACGTTAGAAATTTAAATTTTACTGGATTTGCTGGAACATATACTAGTGGTGTTAACACTACAATTTATGGCAATTATACTTTATCAACAGGAATGTCAATTACTGGAACTGCAACGTATACAACAACCTTTGCAGCCACATCAGGTACAAAAACTATTACCAACAATGGTAAAACAATAGATTTTCCTGTTACATTTGATGGTGTTGGTGGTACTTGGCAACTTCAAGATGCTATGACTGTTGCTTCAACAAGAAGCACTACATTAACCAATGGTACATTAGATTTATATAATAATAATTTAACTACTGATTACTTTAATTCAAATAATACCAATACCAGGTCTATTGCTTACGGTACAGGACAAATTTATATAACTGGTAATGCTACTACTGTTTTAGATATGGCAAATTTAGTTGGTTTTTCATTCACTGGTACACCAATAATAAATCTTACATATTCAGGTTCAACCGGCACCAGAACAATTAATTTGCAAAATTATGGAACTTATAATGATTCACAATCATTAAATGTTACGGCAGGAACTGATACTGTTGCGGGTAGTTCTAGTGGTATTGGAGTGAGGAATTTAAATTTTACTGGTTTTAATGGAACTTTTGCTCCAGCTAGTCAAGTGGCTCTTTATGGTAATGCAACATTTTCATCAGGAATGACCTATAATGGTTCAACATTTTTTTATTTCTTTATTAGTGGTAATGCTACCGGAAGAACTATTACCACAAATGGTATATCAATTAATCAATCTATATATTTCTATATGACTGATGGTTCTTCATATGGAGATATTACTTTACAAGATGCTTTAACTACTACCGGAGGTGTATTTTATACTCGTGGAACTGTAAATTTAAATAATAATAATTTAACAACAACTTATGTTTTGTCTCCTTCTGGATCAGGAAATAGAACACTTAATTTTGGTACAGGACAAATTTATGTAACAAATGGAGCTTCTGCCGTTAGCTATGCTGTCGAATTTGATAATAGTTCCAACAATTTACAATTTTCTGGTTCACGCCAAATAATTTTAACGTATAATGGTTCAAGTACAAGGTATCTTTCAATTAATGGAACAGATAGTAGTTCAAATCGGTTAAATATTAGTGTTACTGCTGGCACAGGTATTGTATCTAGCGACAGTTATTTTTATGTAAATAATTTAGATTTTACAGGATTTACAGGAACTTGGCAAAGAGATATTGGTGATTATGTGTATGGTAATTTGACATTAACATCAGGAATGACAGTTACTTCACCGTCAAATTATACTCTTAATTTTGCCACTAATTCAAGTAACACAACAAATTATATCACCACAGCAGGAAAAACTTTGAATTTTCCTGTTACATTTAATACTGCAAATACTTATACACATGAACTTCAAGATGCACTTACATTAGGTTCAACTAAAGCATTAACAATTAATGGTAATGGTACAATTAAATTGAAAGCTAATACAGTAAGTACCGTAGGTTCTTTTGTAACTTCTGGTACTACTATGAAATATTTAAGAAGTACCACACCAGGTACTCGTGCTTTCCTTAGCCAAGCTTCTGGCACCAATTATGTTTCTTATCTCGATGTGCAAGATTCGTATGGTACAGGTGGTGCAGTATGGGACGCTATCAACCCATCCAATGTGAATAGTGGTAACAACCTAGGCTGGGGATTCTCTTCCAGTAACCCATTCATCTTTTTCTACTAACAATAATCCAAAATGGATTAAGTATAAATACTCCATTATTAGGAGATATTCATGCCTGCCGTAACCGATAGAGCCACATTCAAAGATTACTGCCTTCGTAGACTAGGCTTTCCTGTCATCGAACTCAATCTGGATGATGACCAAATAGAAGATCGTATAGACGATGCCTTACAGTATTGGCAAGATTATCATTTTGACGGTAATCAAAAGCTTTATTATATCAAAAAAATTACTCAAAATGACATCAACAATAAGTTTATTGACCTGAGTAATGTCAAAGACAGTTCAAATAACCAGTTGGAAATTATTGGTGTAACTCGTATATTTCCAGTTACCGATTCAGCGGCAAACGTTAATATGTTTGACCTAAGATATCAACTAAGATTAAACGAACTCTACGACTTCACCTCCGCCTCCTACGTCAATTATACCTTAACACAACAACACTTACGTTCACTGGAGTTGATGTTCTCTGGAGAAGTTCCTATTCGATTCCAAAGACATATGCAAAAACTCTTTATTGATTGGGCATGGGGAGCATCCGAAGCACCAGTTGGTACTACTGTTATTGCCGAATGTTATGCTAATATTGATCCAACTGTTTACAACAAGGTGTGGAATGATCGTTGGGTAAAAGAATATGCCACAGCACTCATTAAGAGAACTTGGGGTAACAACCTTAAAAAGTTCTCAGGTTTACAATTACCCGGTGGTGTAACACTTAATGGCAACCAAATCTACGATGAAGCGGTTACAGAGATTGAAAAATTAGAAGCCGAGATGCAAGTTGAATACGGTGCTCCATTAGAATGGTTCATGAATTAATATGGCAACGTCCAATTACTTTAATAATTATAACTCAATAGGCGAACAAAGACTTATTGAGGACTTGATTGTAGAATCAATCCAAATTATGGGATTTGATGCTTATTATCTTCCTAATGATAATGAACAATCTCGTGATTTATTGTATGGTGAAGATCCAGTTAAGTTCTTTAAGTCAGCCTTTCCAGTTGAAATGTATCTTTCTTCAGACCCAATGGGATATGAAGGTCAACAAGAATTCTTTTCTAAGTTTGGTTTGGAAATCAAAGACGTGGTTAAAGTTATGGTTTCCAAAAGATCATTCTCATTACGAGTTCCACAAAATACATTCCAGAGACCAAGAGAAGGCGACTTGGTTTATGTACCTTTCTTAAATGGTACTGGTGAATTGTATGAAATTACTTTCACAGAACAAGCAAAAGATTTTGCTATGTTAGGCCGTAGACAACCATATTTCTATGAACTCAAATTAGAGAAATTTAAATATTCACAAGAAGTTATTGATACTGGTGTTCAAGGCATTGATGAAATTGTGGAAGAATCTGGTTATCAAATTAAGTTAAATTTGCCGGCAGGTTCAAACAATTATATTCAACACGAAATTGTATATCAATCTTCAGATCAAACATTGGCAAATGCCACAACTACAGCTACTTGCCAGTCGTTTGTTCGAGATATTTTAGGTAGCACATTAATGGTAAGTAATATCAAAGGTGTGTTTACAAACGGACTTCAGATTATTGGTGCAGATAGTAATACTAGATATACATTAACTACTTACGATCCTATGTTAGACAATTCATTCAATGAAGAATATGATAATAAGATAATTAATCAAAGTGCCGATTTAATTATTGACTTCTCTGAAACCAACCCATTTGGAAATATTTAATGTCTACACCAACATACAATCGAGCTATTAGAAAATATGTTGTTGGGTTTGGTAACCTATTCAATAACATTACATTAGTAAGATATAATTCAGATCAAACAGAACAGGAAAGAGTTCTTGTTCCAATCACTTATGCCACAAAAGAATTATATGTGGCTCGTTTAGAAGGTGATCCAGATTTAAGTAAAAAAATTCAAAATTCTTTACCGAGAATGTCTTTTGAAATGTCTGGTTTGGAATATGATTCATCAAGAAAATTAAATACCAATTTAAAAACTTTTGCGCAAACAACAAATGGTGTTGTATCACAATACAATCCAGTTCCTTATAATTTAGATTTCAATTTATATCTTTATGTTAGAAACATTGAAGATGGCACACAAATTATTGAACACATTCTTCCGTTTTTTACACCAGATTATACACTTAAATTAAATATGGTGCCTGAGTTAGGTATCGTAAAAGAAGTTCCCGTAATATTAAATTCAGCAACACACGATATTGTTTATGAAGGTGATCGAAATTCTGAAACAAGAATGATTATTTGGACATTAAATTTTACAGTCAAAGGTTATGTGTTTGGTAAAATTTCTGACGCTGGTGGATTAATTAGAACTTCCATTACAAATATATTGAGTAGTATATCTTCTACTGATACTGTTGTGTTTAATATGACCAACGGTGGCACAGGCACATATAAAACGGATGAGATAGTATACCAAGGTTATTCGATTGGTACTGCCACAGCACAAGCCAAAGTTGTTTCTTTTGTTAATAATAAACTAAGATTAACTGAGGTAACTGGTAATTTTGTTTCAAGCCAAGAGATTGTAGGATTATCAACAAATGCAAAATGGATATTTAACTCATTTAATGTATTGTCTACTGAAACAGCCAACTTGGCCACTATTACGGTAAGGCCAAATCCTTTCAATGCTGCGGCCAATAGTGATTATACATATACTACCACGATAACAGAAATTGCTAATTCGGGAATTTCAATTAACTAAATTATAACATGACCGATTTGAATAAAAACTTATCTGAAATATTTGATGTTACACCAATACCAATAGAAGAAAAAAAAGAATCTAAACTTCCTGTGGTATCGGCAAAATATGAAGAAGCAGACTTGTCCCAAGACTTGACTGATGCGTATCAACAATCAAAAGAAAACCTTCAAGGTATTATTGACCAAGGCAAAGAAGCCATGGAAGAAATACTACAGGTTGCCAAAGCAGGACAACATCCACGAGCATTTGAAGTTTATGGCACCCTACTTAAAAATATGGTAGATGCCAATAAAGAACTTCTTGCAATACAAAAACAAATGCGTGAGATGGACGGCAAATCAAAAGAAACCACAAACACAACGATTGACAAAGCTATCTTTGTTGGTTCTACATCCGAATTGAGCAAATTACTAAAAGGTAAAACTTAATGAAGTTATTTGTGAATGTAACATTTCATTATGTACCAGAAAGAGTAGAAGGTTTTTACAAAAGTCTTTTTGCACTTCGTGAATTAGGTAATGCACATATTATCATCAACAGTAATACCAATTTTGATAATACTTTACCAATCCATGTTTCAAATTTAGATGACCCATATCATCTTACATGGGAACACAAAAAGTATATGCAGGAGTTTCTTAACTCAGACTGTACACATTATGCTTATCTAGAAGGCAACATTGTTGTAACCAAAAAAACATTTGATTATTGGAATAAAACAAGAGCTTTGTTTAAAAGAAATAATTTAAATTTTATACCAGCAGTACATAGAGTTCAGGTTGTTGATGGTCAAACATATTCATTAGATTGTACACACCATGTACGAAACCGACCCACAATTGAAGTGGAAGGCCAAAAATTTATTTCTTTAGCTGAACCATACCAAGGTATGTTTATTATGGATAAAGAAATGGTTGAAGAACATATACAATCAGATTATTTTAATCTTGGTCAAAAACATTCTTATGGTATTCGTGAATCTGCCAATTTAGGAAACATGTATGTTAATATTCCATCAGGTTATACACACAGAGCAATGATTCCACTAAATAACTTTTCTGATTGTTTAGTACCACACTATGGCACAGATTATCACCATAATACATATTCACCGCATGCAAAAATTAAAATAGAAGAATTATTTAATGGCTAAGCAAACTAAACAAAGTTACCGTGATAACCCCCTACTCAAACGAGTAGGTATTGATGTTAGTTTTACTGAAGATCAAGTAGAAGAATATATCAAATGTTCTAAAGACCCAATTTACTTCGCCAAATACATTAAGATTATTACCCTCGATGAAGGTGTAACCGATTTTAAAATGTATGACTTTCAAGAGGACATGATTAGAACATTTTATAATAATCGTTTTACAATCATGAAATGTCCTCGTCAGGTTGGTAAAACAACCACTACTGTGGCATTTCTACTTTGGACAATTCTGTTCCAAGATTCTCAAACTGTTGCTGTTCTTGCTAACCGAGGTGAAACTGCTCGAGGCATTTTAGGAAAGTTACAATTAGCGTATGAGAACCTACCTATGTGGTTACAACAAGGTGTGGTTGAGTGGAACAAAGGTCGTGTAGAACTAGAGAACGGCTCTGTAATTATTGCGTCCTCCACTTCATCCTCAGCAGCTCGTTCTGGATCGTTTAACATTGTATTCTTAGACGAGTTCGCTTTCGTACCATCCAATATTGCCACAGACTTCTTCACTTCTGTATATCCAGTTATTACTGCTGGTACCAAAACAAAGATTATTATTGTTTCTACACCTAATGGTATGAATCTGTTCTATAAAATTTGGACAGACGCAATTAATAAGAAGAATAACTATACACCATTTGAAGTTCATTGGTCTATGGTACCAGGTCGTGATGATGCTTGGAAAGAAGAAACAATTCGTAACACCTCCGAACACCAATTTAAACAAGAGTTTGAAACTGAGTTCTTAGGTTCCACCAATACTCTTATTTCTGGTACAGTATTACAAAGAATGGTTTATCAACAACCTATTGCCGAACATGACATGATGTTGGTGTATGAGAATCCGGTTAAAGGTGATGATAATGAAACAAAAGATCATTTATATTGTATCACAGTTGACGTATCGGAAGGTCGAAACCTAGACTGTTCTGCGTTTTCGGTTATTGACATTTCAACCACACCATATAGACAAGTAGCTAGATATAAGAGTTCATCCATTTCACCTATACTGTTTCCTACTGTAATTTACAATGCGGCTAGATTGTACAATGATGCTTACATTTTGGTTGAGATTAATAATAATCCTCAGGTAGCAGACATTATTCATCAAGATTTGGAGTATGAGAATCTTTGGAAAGTATTTACAGGTAACAAACAACCACAACAATTGTCATCCGGTTTTGGTCGTGGAGTACAAATGGGTGTCAAAATGTCAACCGCAGTTAAGAGAGTTGGTTGTTCCAACCTCAAGACTTTGATTGAAGGTAATAAACTTTTAATTCCAGATTTTGATACCATCTCGGAATTAACAACATTTGTAGCTAGCAAGACTTCTTTTGCGGCTGAAGATGATAATAATGATGACTTAGTAATGACTTTAGTTCTTTTTGGATGGGCAGCCACTCAAAAATACTTTAAAGAAATTGTGAATCATGACATCCGTAAACAGATTCAGTTAGAAAATATGAATCAAATGGATGAATTGAACTTACCCGCACCCATAATTGAAGATGGTAGAGAACATAAATTTGAAGTTATGGATGGTGATGTATGGGAAATAGCAGATGGTGGTGAAGTTTATGCTGGCTTTTTTAGAGAATCTTTTAATAATCTCTAAATATGGTGTTACATAAATATCTGTATGGTATCATAACTGCCAAAAATAATCAATATTTAAGGAGATAACAAATGGCATTCCAAATCTCTCCAGGCGTAAATGTTTCTGAGGTTGACTTAACAACAGTCGTTCCTTCAGTACTAACTACGGCCGGTGCTTTTGCAGGATCTTTCGTATGGGGTCCAGTAAATAAAAGAATTCAAGTAGACAGCGAAATTACTCTCGTAAATACTTTCGGTAGTCCAAACTCAAATACGGCCACATCATTTTTTACTGCTGCTTCATTTTTGGCATACGGTAACAATTTACAAGTTGTTCGTTCTGCAAATACCAACAGTTTCAATGCTGACTCTGGTGTAGGTACAAACACTCAAATTGCTAATGAAGATGTATTCGAAAATACACTCTTGAATACAAACAATGCAAACGCATATGGTCCTTTTATGGCTCGTTATGTTGGTGCTTTAGGTAATTCAATTACAGTTTCTATTGTAGACTCTGGTATTGCTGATTTCACCTCATGGGCAGTAAATGGACAAAATGTGTCTGGTTACTTTACTGGTGTTCCTGGAACATCAGCTCAAGCAACTGCGGCAGGTGCTTTGTATGATGAAGTACACATTATTGTAATGGACACAGGTGGTTTAATTACTGGTGTTAAAAATACAGTATTGGAAGTATTTCCATATCTTTCAAAAGGTTCTGATTCCATTGATTCATTAGGTAATTCAAATTATTATAAAAATGTAATTTTCAAGCAATCAAAATATGTTTATGCTGTTGATCCGGCAAATTACTCTTCTACTGTTGCAACATGGGGTAGACCTTTGGCTGGAGTAACTTTTGCTCAGTTAACAACTTCATATAGTTCTGCTTTGGCTGGTGGTACAGATGCAGCTGCTACTGATGCAAATTTAATTACCGCATATAACCTTTTTTCAAATGCTGAAGAAGTTGATGTTTCATTGGTTTTAACCGGTGCAGCAAGTACCACAGTACAAAAATCAGTTATTGATATAGTTAACACTCGTAAAGATTGTATTGCTTTTGTATCTCCTCCATCTTCTGCTGTTGTTAATCGTGCAGGTAATGAAGTTACCGATATTAATTCTTGGAATACAGAGTTAGCTAAATCAACTTCATATGCTGTTGCTGATTCTGGTTGGAAGTATATGTTTGACAAATATAACAATGTATATCGTTGGGTTCCACTCAATGGTGATATTGCTGGTCTATGTGTAAACACAGACAATGTTCGTGATCCATGGTTCTCGCCTGCTGGTTTCAATCGTGGTAACTTAAAGAATGTTGTTAAGTTGGCATGGAATCCAAACAAGACTCAACGTGATTCTTTATATGCAAAAGGTATTAATCCTGTTGGAACTTTCCCAGGTAATGGTACTGTATTGTATGGTGACAAGACTTTACAATCTAAACCATCCGCTTTTGACCGTATCAATGTTCGTAGAT